TCTCGCTCATCATGCGGATTGCCGATGAACGTGGCTTTCATTCTTGTGTGCTCCTAGCCAAAGGAAACGGGCGCAGCCTTATGAGCCACGCCCGGTCTTCCCTCGGTGCTTGTCTGATCAGATCAGGATGTAGTGTGCGACAACGTAGACCGTGCCGGTACCGCCAGCGTTGGCAGCGGCGGTAATCTTCGCCTGGACCTGGGTTTCTTCCGTGAAGAACTTCGGACCCGTCTTTAATTGAAACGGACGATAGTTCTGCCCGGCCGGCGCCAGATCGGTGATCGCATCACCCGTCAGGACACCGGAATCGACAAAGCCAGCCGCAACGGCCTGGTAGCCATCGTTCGGCCAGGTCGTGCCGTCGTTGGTGCGAACGCTGTCCGTCGAAGCACCGCCGTTCGCGGTCCAGCCGACATCGATTTCCAGCGCTTCCGTGCCGGTATCGATGTCGTCGGTCATCAAGTAGCCGCCGACCACAAGCGCATTCTTCGGAAGTTTGAAGAGGTTTGCAAGATCGTTGGCGCTCGGTGCGGCGGCGTATGTGTACTTTCCATACGCAACCTTGAGGTTGCCGTGAAACCCGCCAGTGGCAGGCTGCAAGGCATTCTGATTTGCTGTGACTGTTGCCATAGCGATGAGGTCCTTTGATGAATTGAAGAGAGAAAAGGAAAAGGCGGGATTGCTCCCGCCCTCTCATCACGAGTCAGCGGCGGCCGAGACGTATCCGGTTACAACGCCGTTCTGTTTCGAGTTCGTCGTATCGGTCGAACCCGAACCAAAGCGCAGCTTCTCGATCTTCGACCACTGTTTGATGGCGAGACCGTTCTTGCGCTCGTAGTCGATGTCGTTGCGCGCAACCGTTGACGGACGCATGGCCCAGGCTTCCCCAAGCGCCTGAGCGCCGCAGAGGAAGATAGGAGCAACCACGGCCCCACCGTTGCCAACCGCACCGATCGTCGGGATATCCTCGATCTCGTAGATGTAGCAGTTATCCCAGAGGTAGTCGGCCGAGTTGAACAGCGGGTTCGAGCTGCCACGTTCCCGGGCTTCGCGGTTTGCCTGGACAAACGTGCTGTCGTTAGCGAGATCGCGAAGCGGCAGAGACCCGGCAAAGACTACATAGGCGTCCGAGTCTTCCACACCACCACGCGGGACGAACGGCGTGATCTTCGGCGTTGCCGTCTTCGCCATGCGCTTCATCAGCGAGATCATACCGGGCGTCAGCTTGTCGGTCGTGGAATCAACGTTCCCCAAGGCCGCCGAATGATCATTCGACGCGTTGTTGCTCTTAGTCGCGCCGAACAATACGCGGTCCGAGTTGTTTGCGAGCCACGTATCCTTCTGGCTTTCGGTCGCGTCGCCATAAGCAACGCCATCGATCGACATTAGGGCCGCGATGATCTGATCCCGCTCAAGACGGCGGTTCCAGCCCATCAGGGCGTCTTTATGGGCGGCGCGAAGGTCGATCGCAGTCTTCTGGGCTTCGAAGTTCGACCACTTGACGGCGTGGCTGTACTCCTGAACCGAGACCTTGTGCGAACGAAGCATCAGGTCTTCTTCCTGACCTTCGAGATCTTCGCTGGCGCCCTTGGCGTTGCCGGTGAGGTTGTTGATCAACTGGAAGGTGATCGAGTCGCCGGGCTTCTTGGTCAGGTCCTCGCGAACCTGAATCATCGACGACGAACCGGTTCCCATGAACTTCTTGAACCAGTTCTTATTGTAGTATTCCTGGAAGTACTGATCGTCCCACTGCTGGACGGTCATACCCGATGGGACTGATAGCTCGGCCATGGTGGCCCTCCGTTATCTAAGGATTGCATCCAACGGCGTGGGGCCTTCGAATTTCGCTGCAGCCTTGCGAGGTGCAGCCGAAGTGACCCCAGCCAACGACGGCGGTGGCGGCGGCGGTTTGGGCGTTGGAGATGCGGCCTGCGGTGCAAGAGCCGGCGTCGGAGCGGGTGTCTGAGGTTCTGTCGACTTTTCAGCTTCGAGCTTGGCTTTGAGTTCAGCCTCGATCTTGGCTTTGAAGGCGGTCGGATCGTCCCCGATCTCGCGCAAGGCCATCAGTCGCTTGCCCTGCTCGTAGGCGAACCGCGCCGGGAACGACGAGGTTCTGAGCTGCTGGGCTAAAAACGGATTGGACTTGCACTCTTCGCGGAAGACCTTTTCGACGTCGTCGTAGTCGTCATGCTTCGAGCGCATTAGCTCTTGGCTGAGTTCGACGCGGTCGCGGAAACTCCGTCTTTCTGTCTCGGCCTGGATATGTCGGGCATAGCCCTCAGGATCGAGCCAGGGATCGGGAACCTCGGCCGGCTTCGCTGCCGGTTTCGGTTGCTGGGCCTGCGGTTGCCCGCCGGATTCCAGCCGTTCCAACCTCTTTTGAAGTTCATCAAACGCCTTGTCGCGTTCGTTGAGCTTCTGCTCCGTCTCTTGGCGCTTTTTCCGTTCGCCAATCAGGGCCTTCAATCGGCCTTCGGCATCGGCGGGTTCATCCTCATGAGATGGCGGCGGCCCATCCTTCTGTGCGCCCGTCTCACTTGCCTGGGCTTCTGCCTGACCGTTCCCCTCGACGGGTTCAGGTGTCGGCTGTGCTGCGGCCGGTGAGGAAGCTTGCTCCGCCCTAAGATTATGGACGGCGCCTTCGAGAAGACTCTCCAATGTCGTTGATGTCATGATGTGCCCTTGAAAACGCCCTTATCGCTGGCGTGCGCGAGACGCCCGTTCCCCGGCGGCGGGACGCACCAAAACAAAAAGCCCGCCGGGTGAAGGGCGGGCTTGAAACCGATTGTGTGGCTGTTTCTGTCTCTAGCTAGAGCGGCGTGCGTTCGTCGACCTTCTGATCGCCCAGGACTCCCGGCATTCGCCTCGCATTCAGGCCAGATTGATATTTATGGACATCAGCCAATTTGGTTGCCTGCTGAGCAGACGCGTAGCGGAGATCGTAGTTTGCAACGGTCTTGCCGTTGTCGTTCATAATGAAGACTTGGCCATCGCGGACGGTTTCCACCTCCATCGGGCCGCGCTTGCACTCGACGACGAAATTCGGCCGGCCATCGTCTAGAATATTCAGACCAGCTAAAGATTGAACTTCTGGATATTCCCTACCGCGAGTGCTGACTTCTATCGCAGAGAAAACCCGCTCAAAGCCAAATTCGCTGATGTATTTGACCGTCAACATGTTTCTTGTCCTTCTGTTACTGCTGCTGGGACGCATCACGAAAAGCTAGAAGCCTGAGGCTTGCTGCGGCGGCGGATAAACCTGCCGGATCGCCGGAACTTGCGTTTGTTGTGGCTGGCCTTGCGGCGCTACCGGTTGCCCACCTTGCGGGGCTGATTGAGCCTGTTGCGGAGTTTGTGGAGAACCCTGAGGCGGAAGCAGCGTCGGTGTTTGAATGATGGTCGATGCGGCTGTCTGATCCGCCTTCGCATAGTTCAACGCTGCCGTTGATTTCAGATTGTCGATCTCGGCGTTCATCTTCTCAAGTCCTTTGAGCGCCTTTTCGAGCTCCGCTTGAACTGCGGCTTGTTTCGCCGGATCGGGCTGCTGGTCCTTGATCTTCTTCAGCAGTGTCGCTTTGTTGTGCAGACTGGATAGTTCAATCCATTGCTCTGACGTAAATTGCACAACTCCGGCCTTCCCAAGCTCGGCCATCGTCGCGAAGTCTTCCTGCTGGATATTGGCTGAACTCGGAGCGTCCCCGAGGATTATATCCATTCCCATTTCGGCGGGAACATTCTCCATCCTAACCGTCTGACCAAGCTGCTGCGCGAACGCCGGGTCTTGCTGCGCCCGCGTCCGCATCCGCTGCTGCGCTTCTTCCGGGTCGATGCCCTTGTCTGTCGCCTGCTTCAATAGGTCTTCCGCCAGAGTGACAGGCCGGTTGAGCGTGATAAACTTCGCCTTGTTCTCGTCATCGGTGACACGGATGGCCGTTTCTCGCGTCCAGTACTGACGAGCCATGGTCCATGCGAGCGCATACACACGCCGCTTGAAGTGCTTCTGTCGATCCGCAATGTCTGAAATTTCGACCTCGCCGCCTTGTTGCGAAGCGATCACTGCACGACCCGAAGCGGCTTGGTGCTGCTTGCCGGAAAGAGCCGCATTCGGCCCCATTAGGTCGATCTCGTTCTTCGCCTCCTGCGCAAGTTCGACGTTGCCTGAGAGCTGGGCCGTCGTATCGATGATGCCGAACGATTCTCCGTCGCCTATATCGTTGTATTCGACATGGCCGTCCGCTTTGGAAAGCTCCGCCTTCATAGCGTCGATGTCGTCGATCGCGCCCTTCTTGCTGCGCGTTTGCCGGTTCATCAACAGGTGCAGCGCTTTCGAGCGGCGCTTATTGATTTCGTCCTGCGGGCCGATGAACTGACGAACAACGCCATAGCGGTTGTTCTCGCGGTCAACGAATGCGGATTGAAAGATCATCGGGCACTGCGAAACGCCGTCTTCATCCCTGTATGGGACTTCGCCTTCCTGAATGACGCCGCCCTTGGTGAAGATCGACCAGTGCCATTCTTTCTGGGCGCCGAAGCTGTAGTACATCTGGACGATGCGGACGCGCTTGCGCTTGCCACCGGCAGCCCACAGCCGGTAAGCTGGGCGGTCCTGGTATGTTTTATAAGCGTCTTCCGAGATTGTGCGGGCGATGATTTCTGCGGCGTCCGGATACATCGCCTTGGCGTCGTCTTCATCAAGCCAAACAACGCGCCCCAGGTAACGCGCATCCTCAAACCCGTGCTCACGAGAATGCGGGTCGTAAAACGACCGATCCCAGTGGCACTGGAGAATTTCAATTTTTGCCGATCCCTTGCCATCCGGTACTGCGCGCAGTTCTACACCCCCGAAACCTTCAACGATCATGTTATCCCACGTTTGAGAAAACCTTTGGTCGGCGTCGGCTTTCTCGGCAATGTAACGGAGGGCGTCAGAGCAAGCATCCGCCGCAGACTCATCATCAGGAGTCCGTGGGAATCCTCTTGGTGGGAGCCGAAGTTGACTTTTTTCATACCCCATCAAAAACTGATGCTTGTTCTTGATGCGGTTGATGATGATTGCAGGCTGGCCGCGCTTCTCTAGCGCTTTGAGTTCGGCCGCGGTGAACTGCTTGTTATCGACGTAATCGCGATCCCTTTCAGCGAGAGACCGGCTGTCGATCGTGGCTTCCTCCGAGTCCTCAAACCACTGGACAAGGGTTTCGTGCGGGATTGGAGCTTGATACGGCGGCGGCTCGGAAGTCTGATCGATGGTTGTTCCGCCCGCATAGTCGCCCGCTCCCATTTGGGCGAGCGCATTCGTTTGCTGACCCTGTCCGGGTAGCATTGCGTTCGGATCAATGGCCATGAAGGGGATTATCCCACTTTCCAGTTTGAACTTGGTCCGTCTCGATCGGCAAAGGCTTTAGCCCAGCCTGTTTTCTTCCGATCGTCTTTGCGCTGGCTCTGGTGCGGCGTCAGCATGTCGTCGAGCATCCTGCCAATGAGACCGAATGCGTCGGCTTGGTCATCATTCTTGCCAGCGGGAAACGAGAACAACTCGGCTTCAAAGTCAGCGAGCCACGGAACTGATGTCGAGGGCTCCGGAAGAATTACCTTGCCCATTGCCGCGCGACCCTGCATCGAACGGGACCGGACTTCTTTGTCGCCCTGTCGGCTTTCAGCAAATTGCTCGCGATTGACGTAAACCCTGCGCTCGCGAAGACGCTTGATGATGAACGGACCAAGCGCATTGTTGATCTGATCCCGCGGCTCCGCCCATTTCATTGGCTTCCACCGCTCGCAGATGTCACAGAAGTCATCGACCCAGATGTCGCTGGTTTCCTGCTTCCGCACTACGTCGAGCAGATAAATGTTGTCTGCCTTATCGACACCAACGACTAAGTGAACCGTGTAGTCGCCGCGCCCTTCCTTGGTCGCATAGTCCGATGCGCCATAGATGCGAAGCTCGCGTACATCAGGGCGAACCGTGTAGCGGTTCTTAAACCATTCTCGCTTGTAGAAGCTTCCGGTGTCCGGCGCGGGCTCCTGTTGATAGAGCGCTGACCAGTCTCGTGGCAGTGTGACGGCTTTGATCCGGTTCAGCGCCTCAATCGGATAAGCTTCCGGCCAAAGCGCTTCGCCCTTGGGATTGATCGCTGGGAGCTTGACGACCTCCCACTTATCGCCGCCCCGCTTTTCCTGTTCCAGCAGCCGACCGCACAAATCGTCTTCGTGCATCCGGTGATTGATGATGACGATGGCACCGCCAGGCATCAGACGGTTATAGACCGTGCCCGTGTACCAACGCCAAATGTTCTCTCGAGTAGCTTCCGAGAGCGCATCCTTAATCGAGCCGAACGGATCGTCGATCAGAGCGACGTGGGCGCCTTTGCCCATTACCGAACCGTCTACACCAACCGCGTAATAGACCCCACCTTTATTGGTGTGCCAGCGGCCCTTGGCTTTACTGTCTTCGGCCAACCTCGTGTCGAACAAGGTCGCGTATTCTTCCGACGCCATTACCCCGCGGACATCACGACCAAACTCAGCGGCGAAATCACCCGAAGCGGAGAATGAAAGAAACTGGTGGTCCGGATTCTGACCGAGGTACCAAGCAGGGAACCGACGCGAAGCCAGCTCGCTCTTTCCATGCCGGGGCGGAAGCTGAAGCATGAGGCGGTCGATTTCACCGCGGCAGATCTGCTCAAGCTTACCCGCGACGAGACGGTGATGCTCGGCCGTGTAGTATTTCGGGTTGGTGTATTCAGTGAACCCGATCAGGTTCCGCCTTGCTATCCGTCGCCTTAGGAGTTCCTTCGCCGCTGCCCGAGGCAATGCGTTCAAGTTCAGCATCCGTCATCCGTGCAAAATCACCTGGCTTGCCAACCTCGCCGCGATCAATAATGAGGCCGAGTAGCTTTGCTTTACCGAGCGTGGCGCTGACGGCTGCAGACGCGCCCTTCGGCTCGTTCATCGCTTTATTGCGGGCGCTCTCAAGCTCGGTCACCAAATCATCAACCGTGATATCGTGGCGTTCCACAGCCTTAGCTTGTAGAGTCTTCACCCTTAGGTTTACCTTAGGTGTGCTAAGCAACTTACTAGCTTGAACGTGAAGCGCCCCTTCGGCCCAATCCTTCTCACCGAAAGCGCGTCTGTAGGCTTCCGTGGCATTCCCCGTCTCGATATAGGCTTGGCAGAACGCCTCCTGCTTCAGGGTCAGCTTTCCGTCTGCCATTTCAGGAAACCGTCTCCGGCGCTCTTGCTGCCATCAGCGCCTCGATTTGTTTCAATGCTTCCGGTGTCAGTTCTGAAATTCCGTCAGGTGCTCTGAGAAAGCCGAGATAGTGCTTGGCTCTGAGCAGGACAGATTGAGGCTGTTCTCCTGGAAGTGCGTTTTGAGCGGCGCACTGTAGAGCTCGGACGGCAAGGTGTTGATCGGTCAAACCGGGTACCTTTCAAAACTCGCCAGCGTCGAACCCGTCCTGCCAATAAAGTCGAACATGCGCTTACGGGCTTCGATCTCGTCGATACCGCTAAATAGGACGAACCAGCGATGGCCATGACCACGCTGGTACTTTCCGAATGCTCTGATGATCACTGACCCCTGACCTACTCTGTCGAAGTCGTACTTTTCTTCCTGGGTCATCGCCTATTCCGCGGCCTCTAAAACGAGTTCAGGCTGTTTTGGGTCTTTCGGCGCAAAGATGCTCTGGTTGCCTTCCGATCTGTACTCGCCCGAGAGCGATTCAAAGTCGGGGCGCTCTCTTAGGAGCGGCCAAAAGGCTTGATCTGGCATCAGAACGCGATTGTTCGGAAATGCGCCGATGTATCCGCATTCGAGTTTGCAGACGTGAAGCGACTTATGCTGTTCAGGATCGTCCGCTAGGTCCGTTCCTGAGAAGTCGATCGTGAACTGATATTGCCCTTGCCGACGGTCTGGGAGAATGTAGGCTTCACCTCTCTTGATGAAGTCGAGTTCAACCACCCCGAAATGGGTTGAGAAGCAGTCCCACGGCTGGATGTAGGTTAAATCTTCCGGCTCATCGCAGGGCTTCCAGCACAAGGCTTGGATCGGAAGCAGGAAATGGGCGCCGCCGTAGGGTTCCCCGAGCGCCGTCTGAAACCAGAGGCTTGATCCGCGGATACAGCGGACGCCGTAGGCTACAGCCTCAACAAACTCGCCATGACCGCGCTTCTGGTCTCGAAGATACTGCCCTCGCACCATCACCCGCATATAGGGGATGTTGCCCATGATTTCGGCCACGGTGGAATCCTGATCTGTTCAGAAGAACTTGTAGGCGCAAACGATGATTGCGGACGCCAGAAGCAGGAAGATCGCCATTGCGGTCATGCTTCTCTCCTCACGCCCAAGGCCAGTAGGCCACCCACCAGAACGAAACCCCGATCAGGAACCCTAACCAGAACCAGAGGTCGGTGATCTCCACCTACGCGAGCTTGCCGGCCGCTGATCTGATCCCGTGACTTCCGAGCTTGTCCATTTGTGTGGGGCTGATCTCGTGTGCTGGGACCGTCTTCGAGCGGTGGCTCTGGACAAACAAAAAGCCGCCTAAAGCGAGTGCTTCGGCGGCTATCGGTGGTTCGTCCAGTGTGGCTTAACCTTTAGCAGGTTCTACCGGAATTACCAGTGCAAAAACGCAACATCTGGAAAGTTTCAGCATTATTTTCTAAAATAATCGGAAAGTCGAAGCACCCATTATAGCTGAAACACGCAATAAATCAATAATTTAGATCGTCTTACCGGAAATTTCTGGAAAGTTCTGACTA